AGCATTGGCTGCTGCGATCTCCGCAAGCACTACCTGTCTCTCTGAACTTTCTTGGTCTTCTCAACAGTTCTCATAGCACCTAGCCCTAGCATACCCATCAGTACAGGCATCATCTCAGACAAGGCAATCAGGGGAATCACTACAGTGGACTCAGCTATTGCTAAACCAAAGTTAGTCATAGGAATAATAATGAAATTACCAGCCATACCAGCAACACAGACCCAGCCAACAGCGGGACGCCAGCCTGCAACAAACATGTTCTTGTGGGCAGCTTCGACCTTATTAACTTCCAGTTGTCCTTTAGCCAGTTCTTGAGCGTGTCGCTCTGCCATCGTAGATATTTCGTGAGCCAGTGCATTCTTCGCATCCTTATCTTCTATGAATTTATCTAGTAACCCTGAGACTGGGCCTATCAGTGCTTGCAACATATTATTGTATCCACTTAGTTACTGCGAATATGGAGATGATCATCGGGTACATCATCCACAACATGCGCTCTAGCTTATCAAACCTATGTTTGCCATCATCTAATCTCTTCTCAATGTTGGCGTATCTAATAGCGCATTCTTTCTCGTGGGCTTCCATCCTGGTAATAGTATCTGTGGTCATTCATCTAATCCCATTTCGACCCACTTGCCAGCTTCTTCATCCCATGTATGCACACCTTCTTCAGGATATGGAACAGGAGCCTCCCACAAGCATGTGTCTTCGTTTAATGTCCAACTATCGTAAGGCTTTGGAGCTATGAAAGCGTCTCGCCCTGCATCGTATGTATGGCCTATGCCTGCATAGTTCTTGCGGAAGGCAGTGCCATCGTTAGAGTGAACGCCACCATGAGTGTTGTAGCTAGTGCGCTTTGCACCGTAATACAACTCCCAATCCCAGTCCTTTTCGCCTTCGTCTCTGCCAACAAACACCTGAGTGACTATGTTGTTTTCATCCAATACTGCGTAGTGTGCCATAGTGATTATCCAAAGGTTATTGTGTCAGACGGGCCAGCGGCTGTAATCTGTGTAATTTTGTCAGAGCCGTGTGAGCTAGTAGTTGCAGTAACCCCCCCAGAAAAGGATGCAGTAAAAGTATTTGGATAACGTATAGCTAAAAATCCACTGCCACCTGCGCCACCATTTTCATATTGTCCACCGCCGCCTCCACCGCCACCAGTATTCCCAGTACCAGCAACTGCCTGTAGATATTGGTCAGCGCCTCTACCACCGCCTCCACTGCCTCCTAGACCTCCACCATCATATCCACTCCCGCCTCCACCGCCGCCACCAGCCGCAGTTTTAACTGTCGTTCCTCCTAAAACAATGGCTTTGCCAGCACCACCATACCCAGCACGAGTAGAATTTCCATTGCTACCAACCGCATTTTTACCACCACCACCGCCTGCCCCGTAAGCTGGGCCACCGAAAGTGCCACCATGACCGCCATCATTACCTTGCCCTGATGTTCCACTACCTTGCAACCCATTGCCTCGATTAAACGCCGTGCCGCCGCCAGAGCCGCCATCTTGCGCTACCGTTTCTGAATCAAAACTACCGCCTCCACCGCCGCCAACCGTAGTAGCAATCGCTCCTCCAGCACCATCCCCTAAAATAGACGATGCTCCATTTGATCCAGAAGCAGGAGAGGAGCTTCCTCTAGCGCCACCAGCGCCTATGGTTATTTGATAAGCGATTGCCGTTGCTATTGTAGTAGTTCCTTCAAGCATTCCTCCTGCACCCGCACCGCCAGAGTTGCCCCCCGTTCCACCACCGCCACCTCCTGCCACAACAGCCCAAGAAGCAGAGAAAGGAACAGAGCCAGCACCACCACGACCAACAGCCTTACCGATAGAGAAGGCACTCACATTTGCGCTAATCATTACAGCACCAGGGCGTGTATACCAGTGGCAGTAGTGCCTGTACTCAGGACTCGCTTAATAGAGCAAATCAGATAGAAGTTATTAGGTACAGTAACTGTACGAGATACACCATCCTTGTTGTGGAATGTAACGTTGCCTTCACCTGTTATGTACAAGCCAATAGCAATGTTATCAGCACCTAAGTTATCAGAACCGTCAGCAGGAGTGACGGGAACCATATCGTAAACACTGCCATTTAACTGACCGCTTACACCTTCAAATGGATTAGCCATTATAAAACCTCTTAGTAAATTGTTAAGCGTCTGCCGCGCCAGTAAAGTCAGCCAATGTCTTGGCATGTTCGTATGCTTGCTTAATGAAGTTATCAGCATCGTCACCAACAGAAGGTACAAATGAGAATGTCTTTACAAACATAGTCTCGCCATCTTCGCTGGTGCCTGTTACTTCATAGGCCATCTCTTCCTTGGTTCCATGTATCAGTGTTACCTTAAAGTAAACATCTGATGCGACCAGGGTTCCTGTGTAGCCTGTTTTTGTTTCAGTTAAATCTTTTGTAAGTGCCATTATAAATCCTCTTAGGAAACTACAGCGCGGTCAGTAACTCTACGCCAGTTTGTGCCATCACTAAATGCAGGAACATACCCGCCTGTTTCGTTTGTTACTGCAACCATGTGGCCTGCGTAAACAGAGGCTGCTGGCAAAGCTGCTACCAAAAACTCTTGCAGTCTATTCCCTACATAAGCTGCATGTAGGTTCTGTGTAGGCTCTATCCATGTTCTCCATGTGCCTGAACTTTCTTTCCTAGCACAGATAGTCTCACCATTCTTAGCAACAGTTGGCCCCCATACATTACCAGTCGCAGCGTTCATGGTAGTAGTGCCTGTAGCACCACCTGTAGAGTTGTTAGTGTAGCCCTTGAAGATCGTACCTATGTCACATGTAGAGTTCAGGTTAATAATTAAATTACCTGTAGAGTTCTGTCTAAAGACTTTACCGCTTTCTCTTGATGTAGGTGTAACAGTGCTGTTAGTACCACCGTACTCCGTAATGTTCTCAAACTGGTCGCGGCTAGTTACTTGTCGCTCTGGTATGTAGTAGTCACTAGGCAGTAGGCGAGTGTTACTGGAAACAGGAGAAATAATCTCTGAACCACTAATGCCTAAGCCCAGCTTTACGAACCTAAACTGATCTACATCTACCACGTTTAACGAAGTGGTAGAGACAGAAGGGGTATAGTTGTACAAGTTCTCTATGTATGCGCGTCTAGCAGTCCCCGTAGATGAGCCAATAAGAATGTTGTTAGTAGGTGCAACAAGATAAGCAGCAGGCATATACAGCATGTCAATGTGTATGTCGCCCTGTTTAATGTCTATAGGGTAAGTCGTGTCAACAACAGACTGGTAAACCTCTAGGTGGAACCCGCCAGTAATGATCAGACCTTGTTGATTGCTAGAGATAATGTTGCCGTTCTCTCTATTGTTGCCACCATCAAACGCACAACCACCTTGGAAGGTAGATACGCTTAGGTTAAACAGATACCAACCTTTACCGTCTTCATAGTATCTAGGCTTGCTTACACTCCACGCAGGCTTACCGCTGGCTAATGGGTTTAAATACCAGTAGCTTGTCCAACTTCCACCTGTGCCTGGCTTAGTAGCCGCAGAAGGTACATGCGTTTGAATACAGTTGTATGAACTACTACCAACAGTAACGTCAGAATCTACCCCTGCATCCTTAGCAGAAACGTGGCAAGACTCCCATACGTTAGTAGTAGACTGCCCAGCAGTAGGAGCAGAGTGTAAATACCAAGCATAATTAAGAGCGCCATTAACATCACATTCAATAAAGCGATTCTTAAACATGAATGCTGTGCCAGTCTCTAGCTCAAAGCCTCTGTACGCACGGTTAACCACAATGTTCTTGTAGTTATTAAATGATGTAGATGCTCCGCTTGAAGGTACGTTAGCAGCCAAAGGGTTTAACAATATACCCGTAGGCTGTGCTGCATACACTTGATCCTGCGTGTTGATAGGATCAATAGCGGGGATGGTAACGCCGCCCTCTGTGTAGCTAGTACGGCTAAACGAGTAATCAATAGTTAGGTTCTGGAACGTAGCGTTCTGCCCCCACAGGCGCATACAGTCATGCGCTCCAGGAGTAATGGTAGAGTGCCCGAAATCAACATTTATACGACATCCTGCCTGGCCTGTGCCGCCTACAATGCTACCGCCAAAGTCTAGTATGCTAGATGTTTTGTAAACTTTACGAGAGCCAAACTTCAGGCGCACACCACCTTTCTTTAGGATAGTGTCCTTAGCTGTAGACAGACTAAACGCATAATTAATTGCTGCCTGAATAGCTGAAGTGTCGTCAGTAACGCCATCACCCTTTGCGCCAAATCCCTCAACGTAAATAGTTCTAGCTAACCTTTCATCTACGGTCTGTAATGACTGGCTTTGTGCGCCTGCATTATGCTGATAGATAACACCAGTAGCATTGTTCGGAGATGCTGATAAATCAAACGCTTCAGGCTGTCCCGTACTGTCAAAGGAAAGCAGCTTATTAGCGCGATCAGCAGCTACTGGTAGCTCCATATTGATTGTATTAGGATCGGCTAGAGGTCGCCTTACAGCAACTTCTGCGTCCGTTGCGCCCTGCTGTAGTGCTAACCACAACTTATCAAAGTCACCGTTAACGTCTAAGGCTAGGAAATCACCGCTGTTCTGGTAGGTAGTTGTACGGGCTAAGTCCATATCTAGGTAGATAGCTATCTTGTCACCAGTAGTAGCACCACTAGTTAACGTAACATTACCACCGTATGTGCCTACTCCACTCAGGGTGTAGTCATTAGAGCCGCCCAGCGTTAAGGCTGTACCGTTCTTTAGGACTTTTATATCACCGTCTGCTAGGGCAGTAAACGTGTACGGGAATACCGTCTGCCCATTTGTGGCAACGTAATCGTTCCTAGTTGTTGCTGCTGTTACTGTCATTTCTGCACCCCAATAATTGTGCTAATTATACTACATACAAGGTTATAGATCATTCTGAAAGAGCCTCGACTGGAGTCTCACCTGGCGCCCACCAGTAGCCTTGGTTGTATTCTTTCATTCTGCGTCTGCGAATTTGGTTAAGGGTCTTCTCGTAGTCAGGGTCTGCCATAGTTCTCCAGTTATCGTAGAACGAATCTATCATCAACTGTGTCTGCCAAGTGCCAGGACTAATATCCTCAAGATACTTAACACCCTCACCCAGTATGTTAGTCTCTTCTCCCTTGACGATCTCTGCAAGATTACCAAAGGTCAGGTCAAATGTATCATTAGCAAAACTAGCCATAGGGCCAGCCACAGTCATAGCAAAGCCTTGTCCATACCTATTAACGTCAGATAGGATAAAGTCACCGAACAACCCTAAACCACCACCCTGTGTTAATGCTTGCGCCCAGAAGCCACCATCTAAGTCTCTAGGCTCTCTGCCTTTAGCTGCATCTTTTGCCTGCATAGCAAACGCACCCATAAGAGTTGTAGCACCCATTAGGGTTGATAGATAGCCTACTCTGCCTGCTGTTGTAGCCTGCGTTGCTCCACGATATAAATGCGTAGTAATCATGGTGATAGGGAATGACTTGATCATCATAGCTGAACGCGATATTTGACCCCACACTGTACCTCGCTCTAGGCCACCTGTAGCGATTGCTCGCACTCTAGCGTCTGGCGTTGGCACAGCAAAGTCAGTCTCAGTCAGAATCATGCGATGAAACTTCATGCTCTTATCTTTGGTAAGATCAGCGAACTTAGAGCCGCGTATATCTACAGTGCCAGTCTTTCTAAAGGCATCCCAGTCTTCTTTAGTAATCCCGTATGTCTCAAAGCCTTTGAGCAATGACGGGTCTAGCTGATCCATCTGCTTGCTGAAGTTATCAGACAACAGCCCTGCAAACTCCATACCAAATGCTTTGCGCCCAGCCTCAGTCCAAGGCTCTAGTGCTGACGCCCTTAATACAACTTCTGCTGTTTTAGCACTGGCTCCTGTACCATAGGTATCCGAGAACCTGTTTTGCGAATGCGCTCTACCTGTCCATGTATCAAAGATCAGACCCATTCTAGCTAATGCTTTGCGGTCTTCTTCAGTTCCAGCAGCAAACAACTGCATGTGACGCTTAAATACTTTAGTAGCAGACATGCCATTGTAGTGCGATGTAAGGGCAGATGTAGCAACGTCCGTAAACGATGCTAAGAATGCGCCACCTAGCTTAGATGCTACCTGAATATTCCTAACAAACTGAACACCATCAGCAAGAGTAAGAAAATCTCCACCATTTATTTCCCCGCTTACAGTTTTGTATGTTGCGTCCATCAGGGCTACCGCAGGCTCACTTGCTGCCTTGCCTGATTGCGCTTGTAGTTGCTTGGCCTGGTTCTTCAGCGCGTCATACATAACTCTAGGATTCGTCCCTAGTGTCTCTACCAACGCTATGTCATTTGACCTAGCCATAATGTGATCGGTTAAGGTAGTCAATGGATCACCCTTGCCAAACGTGTTCTGGTAACTCAGCCAATCATCAGCTTTGTTAAAGTACAGGAACCGTTCTTCAGACCCTTTCCTAGATAGCTTTCTACCCAACCCTCTAGGTATTGTCAGCCCTTGCGCTTTGTTCATGCCGCCAGAAGTGATAGTGTCGTACACATAGGACAATGATTCTGCGAGCTGCGTATCGTCTAGTTTTTCGCCTGCATCATCTAGCATCTTGTTTCGATCTAAACGATTGCTAATGTACGCTATCCACTCCTCTTTACCTGCCTTAGTAATGGCGCGTATGTCATGGTTCTGTGGGAACAGCCAGTTCTCGTTCTTGCTAATACTGCCGCCCTTAGAGTTAAAGGTAACACGCATGTCTTCAGCCACTTCTAGCCACGACTTAGCAGCCTTCATAATCTCAGGGTCATCAACAGACTCGCCATATACAGCCCTGACAAACTTTCTAAGACCTTCTTCATCTTGCGACAGGCCAAACATACGAGTTCTGAAGATGGACAGGCCATCACCAAACTGCGCTAGGAACTTCTTCTCATACGTCTTAGCTAAGTAATCAATGTTGGCATACCCTGCCTTCATCTTAATGTCACGCGACAGCAAAGCCTGTAAGCCTGCTACAGCCCCGTTAGGATGGCTCTGCATCTTCTCCATGTTAACGGCTATACGAACAGCATCTACTAGCTTTTCACGTTTAACACGGCTGTAGTTAGCTGCCAGTTCTTGTATGGCCGCTTCAGGGTCTTGCGCCTGCTTAATCTCTTCCGCAACACTCTTGTTGATCTTGCCCCCTTTAAGGGCTTGATCTATACAGTAATCAAAACTAGCCAACTGAACACCTCATTATTGATTCTAGGCCATCAAGATCATCATCTAGCTCTTTGATGACTTGCTCACCATCTACTAACTTACCGTCCACAATAGCGTACCTAGTGTCCAAGTTATTGTAGTTAGCCATGTCTTCATCGAAGTTCTTGCCTATTCCGTCAGCATCTAATGCGTTTCTTTCTAGGTTAGTTGCTTTAGCTCTAGGAGCAGGCGGTTTAGGAGGCCCAACAAACATATCCTGAGTAACAGTGTAATCATCCATTTGCTGTCTGAAGAGTTCGTTCTCACGAATAATGTCTGCATCCAATTTGATGTTTTCTTGGTTAACAGCTTTTAGCAAATCTTTTCCGTCACCTTCTTCAGAGGCTATTCTGTCGCGCAACTTTTGTAGCTTTTCAATGTCACTAGCATTTGCGTCAGCAGATTTCATTTCAGCTAGTCTTTCATCAATAGCCTTCAGCCCTACAGCTTTTATGTCTACCCCTTCCAAGTTGTCTAAAGCTTTAGGAAAACTACTGTCGGCTTCATCAAACGACTTCTTAAAAGCGCCCAAAAATACTTCATGCTCTCGGAATCCTTTTTGCTTACCCACAACTTCAGCCCATCGCGCCAACAAGAAAATAGATTCACCTTCTGGCGTAGTCTTCTGAAGTATAAAGTCATCAAGTTGCTTTTGTGCAGCTTCAGGTAATATGCCCTGCTCTAAACGGCTAATTTCAGCTTCTGCTTTTGCAGCAACGTCAGTGCGAGCCAGCTCTGCCTTAACCCTATCAATTCTAGCTTGTATTCTAGCTTTCTCTTCTTGTTGTACTCTTTTTTTAGCAACTCTAGTTGATTCACCTTTCTTAGCTACAACATTAACTGGCGGTTTGTCGGCTTTTTTAAGATCAAACTCTAACTGATTAAGTTCGGTACGGAGTGTTTTAACTTGCCCTCTATTTAACTTTTCACCAGCCGCGCCTACTAACTTGGTCTTTGCTTCTACTATTAACTGCGCCTTAAATGCTTCTATATTCTCAAATGTAGGAGCAATAGCTTTCTTGCCATTTATAACGACAGGCTTAAAGGCGAATGGGGCTTCTGGGAATACAGACAACGCACTCGATGCGTCTTCTGTCAACTTTCTTAGGTAGCCAGATATGCCTCCTAACGCACCACCAAGTAAGGCGCTACCGCCTGCTGCATAAGCGATTGCCTTAATAGAGTCATCCATGTCGTAGGGAGAGTCAATGTCTTGTTTATGCTTGTAGACGAATGGTTGTATAGCGGCTTCTGAGGCCACTGCAACTGCCGCTGTGTTCCTAGCACTCATCAAGGCTTGTGACAGTACGCTCATTCCTTTACCAGCAGTAGCAATAGTACCAATAGGCAAAGTTGCTATGTTAACAGGGTCAGTCATATATCCCGCAGTCATGCCAAAGAACTGAGCAAGGCCACTACCTCTAGCCATTACGTCTTGGTTTTCTTCTCTGCGCTTACGCAATATGTCATTGCGCTCTCGATACAATTCGAGATCAGTTTTTACTCGCCCTTCCGTAGCTGTAGATATGCGGTCATAATCAATAATGCCTGCACTATCTATGTATTTGTCTACGTCAAACCCTTCATCAGATAAGTTTTTTAAATCACGCCTTCGGTTGTAATAGCCTTCATTGTAAAAACTAGAGGATATAGATAGCTCTTCATCACGAACAAAAGAAAAACTTGCTGATACAGTGTCAGCAAATGTAGGCGCATTAGTTGCGTACTCAGGCACATACCCAAGCATTTTGTTTTGTTGATCAACTGAAGACAGTATGGGCATTATTTAGGGCCGCCTAAGAATGCTCCTAATGCTTCATCTGCTTGTGTGCTTTGTTGCTGCCCGTAAAGATTGGCGGTGATTGTGCCTTGCATTGCTTTACCTCGTGCAGTTCCTTTCATAGCTTCAATTTTGTCTTTTGTGACGTTAAATATCATGTCTGTCCCGTCAAGTTTTGTAACAACTCCGTTTCCTTGCACAATAACATAATTGCCTTGCCCTGCTACGGCCTCAATCCTTCCGTGAGCTAAATTGTCTAATGTTTGATTTTGTTGAAATACTTGCGAAAAGTCTCTAACAGAGCTTGTGTAAGTTTGTGTAACTTCTGATGTAATTTGTTTTATGTTCATGTCTTCAAGGTTATCAGCAGTAAAAGAGCTAAAGTACAAATCTAAGTCTCTGCCGCTAACTTTGTTTACGCCAACCCCTGTAAGCTGTGTTGGCACCCCGCGCACTTTTTCAATGCCTCCAGTAACAGCCTGTATAGATGCTTTCCATTGATTCTGATCTAAAACGCCCCTACCAGGATTGCTACCGTAATAATAATTTAGCGCAGCCTCGCGTACAGATGCCTTATCAAAATTACCATATACACTGCCTACTACATCATCAAGTATGTCATTGGCATCGTTAAGGTCATTACCAGTTACCGCTAATGTTTTATCAGTCGCTATAGCTTCTTGGCCCATAAACACTGTTCTTGCTACAGTTTCGTCACCCAGTGCTGATACCTGAGCAAATGCCCCTGCGCTATTGTCTTGTGCTATTTGCGCCCACAGCCCAGATGTAGAACCAAACACCTCAGATAAAGATAGTTTTTGTGCTACATTCATTCCAGGTAATGCTGCCGATAGTGTGGCCGCTTCTTGCTTTGTAAGCACAGATACATTAGTTCCATATATCTCGCTTAATTTGCTGGCAGATTCTTTACGCGCATTTAATGCCGATATTGTTTCTTGACGCTCATCAATAGGCGTAGTTGGATCATCTGCTAACTGCATTAAGTTGAGAGCAGTGTACTCAACATAGCCTTGTTTAATGCCTAGCCCAAACGCATCGTTAGCTACTTCACTTCGCAAACGATCGTCTAATCTTAACAATTCTTGGGTTAAGGTAGCGTTGCCAGAATTTTGTGCAGCAGCAATTAGAGCATTTCTTTTAGCTTGAGGCTGGACAGAGAACTCAGCCATTTGATTAGCCATAGCAACGCCTGACTCATACGGAGTGCCAGCTACTTTTGCTGTCATCTCAATACGCTCTGACTCGGTTATTTCAAACCCTAGTTGTGCTTTGTTCTGGTATTCAGTTACGTCAGCTTTAAACTCTGCTGTAGCAACTCCTTTACTTGCAGTAAGCAACGTATCTGTACGGCCAACTTCAACCTTGCGGTTCTGTATAAATGCTTGCCATTCCTCGTTCCCATAACCTTTCTTGGGGTTGTTCTCTAGCTCTACTATCTTGGCATACGCTGCTGATGCACCGCCTTCACCTTCAGCAATGCGGTTTAGGTCGCCAGATACTTTAGCCTCATAAATGCTTCTCTCTAACTCCTTTAACCTGCTATCTTGTAGACGAGCTTGCTCTGGAGACAATTTGCTAAGACTTTCTATCCTTAATCGAGCCTTGCTTACAAGATCAGTTGGGTCTTCACCAGCAGCCGCAGCAGCCGTAATTTCGTTGGTAATTGCGCCTAATGATTCTTTGCCTGTTTGTATGGTTGCAGTAATGTCATTAGCACGTTTGTCTGATCGCAGTTTTTCTGTGTTATTAAAGATAGAGCTGGTAAGCGAATCGCCAACAAGACCTTGGTATTCAGGACTAACACCAGAAACAATGCCTTTTGCAGCCTCTCTAGCTAACGCATTAAATTGTTCTGGGTTATCTTTGTTTTCATCAAACAGCCTGTTTAAAGTAGTCTGAGCATTACGGTCAACGCCATCTAAATACTGCTGTCTAATAGCCTCATCATGCACTGCTATTTGCTCGTTGTATGCAGCGTCACCCCATCCAAAGCCACTTTTCATCTCTATCTTTTCACGAGTAACCTCACCAGTTACAGGGTCAACAGTAGTTGCCTCATCAATGGCTTTTTTAGCTTTTTCAGGTGCCTTAGCAATAGCTATTTTCTCGCCTATTGCAGAAAATGTTTCTGATGCAGTAGCACCCAGCCCTGCTAACGCCTCCATTCTTTTAACGCCAGAGGTGTCTATACCAGTAGGAGTAAAGCCGCCATATCTTTTTATGGGTTTTATAGCCATCAGTTACCCTTCTTTAATAGTATTGACATTATTAGCAGTTGCCGCTGAGTTACTTAACAACGTACCTACTGCCTTAGTGTAAGCAGCCGATTTAGCTGTTTTACCAGCCCTAACAGTTTGCGCTCTTGCCAGCTTGCCACTTAAAGAAATCATGCCTTCACTTTGGCTTATAGTTTTAGCTGACTCTAAGGAAATACTAGCCGGAGTGCCTTCTGTGGCAACACCACTAGCAGCCATAGCAGCATTTTGTGCAGCTAACTGTTTGTTAAGCTCTTCTCTACGCGCTAACTCTTCTGACTCGGCCTGTATTTTTTCTTGCCTTGCCTGCTCTTTAGCGGCATCTTCTGCGGCTTTACCCGCTTGAATAGTTCCATAAAGATTTACAGCCGTTCCTGCTAGAGCCGCATACGCTGCTATTACTGCAAAAGCCATTACACTACCTCCGGCTCAACCAGAGCCTGTTCTAATTCATCTATATCAGTTAATTCAGTTGGGTGAAAAGTAATCCATGTACAGTCTGTGTGTGCATAGATAACTCTTTTAGTTCCAGGCAATGTCTCACCTAAGAATGGCCCAGTAATATCTTCTCGCTCATGTACGCTAACAACAGAACACTTACCATTTAATACACTGTAGAAATGGCGGGTCTTATGCTTTGCACCTACTACACAGGTCTGAGCAGGCATAAACATCTCTCTAGCATACATACCATCTGAGAAATGATGGCGTACAGTGACATCAGCTTTAGGGTACTCTTTAAGGGTATCCTGAAGCGCATATATCTTGTCTTGTACTGCTAGGTTCACGATGACTCAACCTCGTACTCTATCGCCTGTAAATGGAAAGGAGCAGCGTCTGGCACTGTAATTTCAGGTACTACGTCAATACCCCAGCCTTTACCACCATTGTTGTCTTGTATAATACCAGTTCTTACCTCAAACGGTGTACCTAACGGGCTATTTGCAGCAACGTCAAAGTTCCTTACAGCTACAGGATTGCCATCTATAAACACACCAGCACTTTCATACATGCGTATATTCATGCGGTTAATTCGTTTTTCGCGCATTGCATTCTCTGCGCTTGCTTTTGTGCTAGTGTTTAGAGGCATAGGTACTACTTTTGGTACAAAGTTAAGTCCTACCTCTAGGTCTAAGTTACCACCTGACAACTCTTCTGCTGTTAGTGTAATCTGCCCTGTCGCTGATACAATACGCTTATCAAGGTTGTTGCCGTTACCAATAACATTTACTTCAGCTAAACGTAAATGATCGTCTGGAAGCTGTACAGTTGTTGAAGACACGTTAGTCATTTTGACTGATGAATCTAACAAGTGATCAAAAGACCAGCGTTCTAATGAGTATCTAAAGCTAGTACCGCCAGCAAACTTGTTAATTAGGTACAGTTCGTTCTTAACGGTAGATGCAGATACAAGCTGTAACGGAACTGCAATGCCAGTTAAATAATATCCACTGTCTGCACTAGTCCAGCGTGTAAAGCCATTAATATCCTGTGCGCGTACCGTATTAAGTACGGCACCGTTACCATCTTGGTTAATAATAAAAACCCAGTTAGAGTCTTCTGATGTGGTGCCTGATAACACGGCTACATCTTTAGGCTGGTCAATTAACTGAGAAGAGAGTACAGAGATGTCGTTAGATGTATAAGCGTCTTCATTAAAGTTAAACACAAACTGGCGAAGTGTTTGACCATTTTGATCTATAAATAATGCAGCGCCATCTAGGGACTTAGATTCTAAGTAAGCAGAACCATGTTGCGTTTGAGATACAATGTCTATAGTTCCTGGAGTATTACCCTTAACTAAAAACTCACCACCTGTGGTAAACACTTGCAACCCACGGTCAGAGTTAATGTCTACGATTTCTGTCTGCACTCTGTTAGTCAAAGTTACAAAAATACCCTCGTCATCGTCACCTTCTTGGAAGAAATAATCAAAGAAAGAGCCTGACTTAGATGCAAATAGGCTTTGCTGCTTAGACTTAGTACCGCCTAGCCACAGTCTACCAGCGTGGAATGTACCCATCTTAGGATAGCCTCGTGTAGCACTCCATACATCTTCTTTTCTTGGGGAACCATTTTGGCTTTTTGTAAAGGCTAATGTTTGGTTGGCGTTACTAATACCGCTTGTAGGGAAACCAGTATATAGCTCAAAGTCCTTAGCAGACTCGCCACTAACGGTAATGGTGTACTGCTTGATACCGGTGCGTGTAACTGCTACACCTGTTTCACCATACACAGGCATGTCTTGCAAATTTCTTTGTAAATTAAATGCGGTTGAACTTTGTTGGTCAGCCGTAGTATCACCAGCAAACGTAATGTTTTTGCTTAATATGCCTTCTACATCAATTTGATATGTGTCACCTGTCTTCACATGACTTCCAAATGTTAACACTTGCACATCATTTACAGGCGTAGGACTTTGCGCGTCATCAAAGTCAAACTGTGGCACGTTAGAAAAAGGAATACTGTCTACTTGGAATAAAGAATCATTGCCAGACGTTACGGTATGGCCGCTGTTAATAACTCTTTTTGCTGGATGTTCCTCGTGGAACAATAGCATGATGTTTTCTGTCTGAGCATCACGCAACGCAAATATTTCAGTAGACTTGTATGGCAAGGGAATATTGCCCACTAATACAGTGCTAGCAGAGCCTGCATGTGGAATACGATAAAACGCCATATTGCCGTATGAAGGTGTAGTATCTGCACCCCCTGTAGCTACACAAATGTAATGTCGATCAGACTCAACGCTAAAGTCAAATGTCTTAACATCAGATGTTGTTGTAGTTTCAAAAAATACATTCAACTCACTTAATGTAACGGTCTGCGTACCTAAGTCGCCAGTGTCACCTTGCCTTACTAATCGCACATACGGCGTAGCAATAGTATCAGTAATTTTTATTCTGTATGACTTTGCAATATATGTAACTGTAAGCGTTTCTTGAGTAACCCAGGTACTGCCATTAGAAGAGGTTTGCACTCTAAATAGAGCCGTGTCTGAATTATTAACATTTAGCTGCATATCCAGCACATCAATAAAACGCATGCCAGAACTAATGCCGCTCATATTGTATTGAGCTACAACGTACTCTGTTGACCCTGTGCCGGACGTTCCTATGCTAGTAGTAGTCAGCCCTACGGTGGCAGGGTTAAAGTCGTTTATATTAGCTGGTGTGCCGCCATTGGGCATTGTTGGAGTAAATGTGCCAGTAAGGTAAGGGGATATAATAGCTAAAGGCTCATCAATATGCTCAGTGCCTGGCCTTCTTTTCATCCCGCCCTGCGGAACAATAACTACATTGTCAGCAGTCTGTACGCCAGCATAGTATTGATTAAGGTCTGTACGACCTCTTAATAGAGGAGATAACTCACCGCTAGTAAAGCTGCTTTGCAGGAATTGTGAACTAGCCATTAGTACCTCACATTAATAAATGGTTGGCTTCTAAGCGGCTCCGTTGGATATTGTTGTGAGTCAGTATAACGCGCCATACGGGAAGCGTTCTCGTACTTAGCAGCGTTAATCTGCGCTGATGCAGCACTGTCCCTAATAGATGGGGCAAAGTCCATTGCTAGTGCGTACTCAATCATCTTAGCAAAGTAGACAGGCCATTCAGCTTCAGCTACGTTTGCTATGTAATCAACGTACAAAGGCCCAGATGTATTAGCATACACCTTGTCGCCATAGATTCTGTATTGTATTGCAGGGTCTAACTTAACTACGTTAATCAGGTCAGCAGGAAGCTGATAGATATTCTTGTAGTCATTACCTACTGGAGTCTCGGTAGTAAGGGCTAACTGCGCTAATCGTCGAGCAAAGCCCCAGCGATACTTGGACATTTCAGCCTGTACTATGTTGTCGTACAAGTTGTTAGCTACTGTTTCTGCGCGTGTGTTACCACTTAATGATGTGACAGGCAGATCGCCAATCAAAATCAAGGCGTTAGAAATTAACTTAATTTTCTCTGCCATACTAACCTCAGTAAGAAAGGGGGCCGAAGCCCCCAGTCAGTTTTACGCAGTGATTAAAAGACCACCAGCCGCAGTAATGCTTGTAGCGGTTTGAGTCTTAATGTACGTCAAGTGTACTACTGGTGCTGTAGCAGTAGTGGTGTCTTTACAGATAATCAAATCACCAATGCTTAACTCATTGATAGCCGCAAGAAAATAATCTGCGTTATCAATAACAGCCTTAGCATCAGTAGAAGTGTACTGCCAAGTAGAACCACCATTTCCAGAACCGCCAATGCGGCATAAACCATCTCGTGCAAAAGCCATATCTAATTCTCCTTATGCAGTTTGAGTGTATTGAACTTTAACCAGACCGCCTTCATCGCGAACAACAGAGCCAGCCTTCAGCATGCCGTTACACAACCAAGAAGTACGCTCGGCAACCCAGTCGATCTCAGTCTTCATGTCGATACCGATGGCTAGGCCAACAGCAGGACGCTGGAAGAAGTAAGAGTCAACTACGTTAGCAGCAACAGTCAGTCCACCCTCTACGCGAGACTCAAGAATTACAAACTTGAAGCCAGCCAGAGTGTCAACGTCACCGTTTACGAGTGCTTTAATAGCCTGATAGTCAGAAGAAGTTGCTAGTTCATCGTTCAACAACCCACCTAGACCTAGTGCGTTAACAGCAGCAAACAGATCAGAGTTAGGAACACCTTGGTCACGCAGTTCAACCTGGGCTTTAATTACTTTAGCCATGTTTAGGTTAGAAGCGTTACCGCCTACGTTAGTACCAATAGTGGCTGTCAGAGGAGTAGAAGCATCCATAGCGTCGATAACAAGCTGGTCAGTACGGCGACCAAGAGCGCCAGCAATAGTGTTTGCTAGTTCTTGCTTCTCATCAAAGTTGACATCTTGAGCATCAAACATGTCAGTGTACTCTGGAGCATTCCAGTTGCTTAGAGTGGCAGTTTTGAACTCGTGCGCCACATCCATAGGAGTTACCAAGTCAGAAGTAGACTTCTGGTTAGCAAGACCTTTACCCATACGGCGAAACTTGTAAGTGTCACCAACTACATTGTTGCGCTGTGTTACAGCACCTTTTAGCAGGCCCATGCCCTGATAGGCATGTTTAACCATACTGTCAAATTCCGTGACTGCCACGGCTGATAGATTTTTACTCATAAGAATTTCCTCGAAAAAGAGTAAGTAATAAAAAGTTTTTTCAAGGTTTTTGCTGAGTACCCAGTAAATTGGTCAGCGTCCAACCTAATTTACTGGGCCTAAAGAAAGGGTATCCAGTGAGCGAATTATAACCCGAATACCCCTATTGGATCAACCAACAGTGCGGTGGTGCGGTCTGTCGCCACCAAAGTCTTGCATCATCTTCTGTATTTTAGCCTCGTGACTTCTATCAGAGCTACGCAAAAGACCACCATTCTCATCTTTTTTAAACATCTGAGACTCAATGTCAGACCATGTAAGACCTGTAGGGCTTTCACCACCGTCAATAGGTAGCTTAGTAGGCGCTGTAGCGGATACGAGCATCTCAATTAGCTGCACTGATTCTGCTGTAGTCACTAGATCACGGGCAACATCAAAGTCTTCAGGACTCATGTTGTTCTTCATAAAGCCTTCAATAGTCTTTATTCGTTGCTGTGCGTTGTCACCTAGCTTAGATAGCTCTTGTTCTTGCTCAACCTGCTCAACAGCCTCAGATTGTGCGGTTAACAGTTCCCAAGCATCATTAAATGCGTCCTGCGACATGTTAGTCTTGTTAGCAAACTCAGTAAGTTCCTCTAGCAAAGCGTCACCAGACTCAATACCTTCAGGGCCAGCATAGCCATCTTTAGGTGCGCCTGTAAATCCACCAAACTTCTTCTCTAATTCTGTATACGCTTTAGCCTGTTCTGCAACAGACTTGTACTTAGTAGGGTTGTACCACTCAGGCATATCGCCTGCACCCTTGATACCTTCTGATAAAAAGTATTCACCTTCACTTAACTCTGGCGATGACTGATCTAACAGGGTATCGCTTGTTGTTTCTTCTACTGCGGCCTGTTCTTCTGACATTAAATTTTCTCCCAGGGTAGGTCGATAATCTTTCTCGTCTTCCCTAATGGTTGGTGTTTAAGTTTTATCTCGCATAACTTGCGCTGTCCATTGAGCAAGGCGAGAGAGTTAACGTCGATCCATTCAACGCTTTTGCCATCCTTATTACAACGGAATGCACAAAACTTGCCTACATAATCATAACTATCAAACTTATACTGTTTAGCTAAGTCATCTAGCCATTCCATCTTAAAGCCAATTTTATCTAGGTACTTCTTAGACTCATCACCCATAAGAACTTTTGGCGTTACCTTTACGGCACGTTTCTTAACTTCTTTAGTCATAGTATTTCTGCTTGATTGATTTGATTGATTATGAATTTAATAACACCTGACTCACCATTATGGTAAGCAGATTCGTAATTAGCATTAGGGGAGCCAAAGGAAGTGTCGTTGTCGTAGATAAATCGTTTGTGTAGATCAGCAATGACTTGCTTACCTTCTTCAGAGTTGAAGCAACGATTGTATGCTTTAGCTAGGTCAGCAGCTTGTGACCTTTTTTTAGCCGTCTGCTTTTTTGCGGCCTCTGGATTAACAGAAGCCTTGTCGATGTCGTCCCAACTCATTG